ACAGAGGTTGTAGATCGAAGGTCCGCCACCAATGAAGTTAGCTGCTGCTCCAAGTCTATTCTGACGCAATGCATCACGGAATGCTATGTCAGCTTTGAGCGCATCACCAGTTGACTGACCAGAACCAAGGAAGCTCTGTGCCGCACCATAGCGTGCAAGCTTTCTGGCTTCGCCAGCAGCACCAATCTGTGCTGCTTCTTGTACTGCTGGTCCAAGGCCAAAGATATTACCACGCGCTGTCTGTGCTGCTCTTGCTGCCTGCTCGTATCCACGCCGTTCTTCCGCGCCAATAGTCGATCCAAGGCGTAATTGATTAAGAGCCTCGTCTTCAAGAGTTTTTCTGATTTGCTCAGTCTCTGGCGTGGTTGTTGCACCAATTGGCTCAGTTGCCATCTGGCGATACTGCTGACCCAAGCCAACCGCTGTCTTATAGGATTCTGGATCAATCTGATAAAGCTGTTGCGATGCGCGTTCTTCTGGTAGCTGAACGTAGGATCTGAAAGAAGTAATTTCTTTTAGCCCTTCTGGGCTATCCATTGTAATAGGCGTGAAATTCTTTTGCATATCCTGCGCGCTTGTAACTGCGCTGGTTACGCTTTTTAAATCATTATTCAGTTGGTTAATAAAAGTCTCGGAAGAAGTGCGCCTAGCATCACCAGCAGGAAGATCGGCAAGAAGTTTATTAGCTGTATCAAGACGTTCCTTGATTCCAGCAATCTGAGCGTTGCCACGATCAATCACACTATTTAGGCGGGATAGCTTTGAGTTATTGTAATCGTCAATAATATTTTGATCTGATACTTGGAAATTTAATTTTGTTGCAAGATCAGAAGATCCATAGTTACGACCAGCAGAAAGTTGAGCCAATGCGTCATTTACTCCTTGTCCAACATTTGGGTTATTTGTTCCCATTGCATTGCCAGTTAACTCTCTTATTTGAGAAGCTAAAGAGTTTTTATTTGCTTCGTCTGAAAGTTGTTTGTCTACATTTTCCTGTAACTTTGCAATCTTTACTTCATTGCTTTTCTGTGCGGCAGAAGCGTAATCAACTTTATTTGCTTTTTCGATTGCAGAAAAGAATGCTTCTGGATCTTTTCCAGATCCAGTTACACCTGTTTTTGCGTCTTTCCATACTGGACCCCATGCTGTGCCATCATATCGCTTATTCGTTTCTACGATATTCCCATCCGCATCAACCGAATATTCTGTCCTGTTGTAAATAGCCATATTTTAAGCAGTTAACTTTGGATTTGAAATATTTGTTCCAACTGTTCCATAGAAATCAACTGGTCCTGGTTGGCGGTTAAACGCTACGTTCTGTTCAACTGAACTATATGGAGATGTTCCATACAAACGCTCGAACTGACGGGTCATCTGATCGCCCAATCCACGATTCAAAGCATACGCTTGTGGGCTAGTCTCATACTGCCTGCGAAGCGATTCCAAAGTGCGCTGTGGGCCGTATTGGCGTTCTAATTGCATCCCAGCCTGTACACCTGCTTGCTGGTCTAGGGCTGATAGCTGGCGTTCTAGGCCACGCTGTTGGGGCATATATTGGATACGAAGCTTATTTTCCAAAGCCGCCATTTCTGGGGCTTTCTCAATGTAGGTATCAATGTTCGTTCTGTACGCAGCGGCATTGGCCTGCGCTACCGCTGCTGGATCGGGCGGGGGCGGAGGCGCAGGAATTGAAGGTCCTACACCCATATTAAACTCTAGCCTTTCGCATAAATGTCATATAGTCGTAACTCCTTGGTTTACCAGAACGATTAAAGGTGATCCGCTTGCGAGGACCAAAACGCTCCCAAAGGAGCAACAGCAAGCATCTCAAGGATTTAGCACCTTTTGAGGAGATAGTCAAATCAACAAACACATTCTCTCCTTCTTCGCTATGCACATAATGATTAGGCTCTTGCCCATCTTTTATGCACCTAGCTAAAGCCAGGCCTGCAATCCCATCTTTATCCTCCACAATCCCAACCATACCCTGTTTCTCAAACCAGCTATACCAATCTGCCAGATTAGGCCACATACCTTCTGGAACACCGCTTTGCTCAATGTATTCAACAGCAGTCATATTGTTTGTTGGATTTGGATTGTATCTGGATTGGCAGCAGCCGTGATCTGGCGAATAGCCATCTTGTTTGCTGGTGTGGAAATTTTAATATTAAGCAAACGCCACTTCTCGTACTTGCGCAGGTCGCTTGCCAGCTTCTTTTTGACTGATGTTGGAAGGACGGCTGGAAGCGTAAATGGAAGAGTTAATACCGAACTTGCAATGTCAATGTTTGAAGCAACATCAATATCTCCAACGTCAGTATCGCGCTGGATTGATACAGTGGAATCATTAGAATAAGAATTGTCAAAGATAACCTCAAAATGACTTCCATACTTTAGAGAGAAAGGATCTCCAAAGTTAAAGTCTTTAGTGCGAACATAAGAATCGTAGTCAGTTCCAGCGTCTTGATAATCTGCTGACGTAGTTCCAGCGGGAGATTTGTAGCCAGCGTACTTCTCGATGATGCCATTGGTCTTCTTGAACATCGCCCTAGAGCCTTCTTGATTAAAGTTCGTAAGTGTGAACTGCATTACCTGTGGACTCCAAGTTCCTTCGAATGCGCTTAATGCAGTATTGTAAACCAATAGCGTGTCGTTGTAATCATTTGATCCAGTGGGTATGGCAAGGAAGTAGCGGTTATCGTAGTAGATTGCGGTAGCTACCCTAATTGAATCCGTATTGATGCTTTGAATAACATTCTTCACAACCTCTGATATTGGTATGCCAACTGAGCTAAAGTCATCAGCTACAGACCGAACAAGCGATCTGATGCCGTTATCGGACAGAAATAGAATGTCGCTGCTTACTTGAACCGCAGTACCAGTTGCCACGCATCCAGTATTGTTTGAAATGATTGAAACAATCCAATCCGCACCAGAAGTAGCATCGCTAGGAATATCAAGCTGAAACACCCTGCGTTTCTTGAATACGATCAGCCTATTCTTGTAGTAAGGAACAACCGCAGTAATTGCATCTCCGTCATCTCCGTTGACTACGATGCTATTCGTTGCATCCCACACGGAAGGATCAAGAATATCTGATGCGTAAATCGTGTTTCTGTTTGCACCAGATCCAACGCCAAATAATCTATTTTCAGCGTTAACTAAAATCCTAATACCCGCTGGTGGCGCGCTGACTGTTGCTGTAGCCGTAGCACCAGAGCCGTCACCAATTATTGTAACAGTAGGTGCAGTTGCGTAACCAGACCCACCACTAACAACCGTAACTCCAGTAACAGCCCCACCAGCTACCAGAGTAATCAGTTCTGGCATTGTGCCACCAAGCGTAGGGCCAGTAATAATTGCAGTCGCGCTGGTATATCCAGTACCACCAGTTGTTACTGTGATCGCCCTAACCTTCCCACCCTGCCTCTCAACAGCAGTTCCATCCCAAAAGTGTAGGTCGCTATCGGAATCAGATAGAAACATTTTGTCAACAAATTGTGCAAAAGATACCTCAATGTCTTCTGCCACGCTGTAGCCATCTCGCCATTGGCTGGAGGCTGCTGTCCAATTTATATTTGTATTTGCCCATTCCGTATATGGAACGTGGGCTGTCGCGCTACCGTCTGATTCAATGCTGTAAAATTTTCCAGCAGTAACAGTCAATAATTGTTGGTATGCAGATGTCTCGTAGTAGCGCATCCCGCCTACTGAAGTTAACCCGCTGGTTGCTCCAGTTGCAAAGCTTGTTGTGCCTACGCGAGTTTCAAGATTACCCTTTGGTGAAAGGGTCATATTGTACAACTCTTGTACTTGGTTTTCTGCTAGTAGGTCAGATTGTAGACCGCTGGCTTGACCTCCAGTAAAATTACGTATTCCGTCAAAGGACAGAACATCGTCCAAATTGTCGCTGTAATAAGGCATAAGCCTCCTTTACGCCGAGAACATTTCTTCTATGGTTAGCTCGCCAAGACTTTGAGGTGTGATTTGCTTTACTCCACCAACCTGGCTCAACTCGTAGTTAGCCATCAAAGCAAGATCGGCATTTGCAGTCTGCGTAATTGCTTGTGCTTTTGCATACTGTCGTTCGCGCTCTAGTGCATCAGAATGCGTCAAAGCTAAAACCAAGTGATGAACGTGTGGCAAGCGAAGTTCGTCATCCAACGCAGCTTGTGATGGAGGAAAGTCAACAATGATGTTTGTACGAGTAAGACATTTCAACTTCTCCACAACCCGCAACGGGGTTGTTCCTGCGGTTTTAAGTCTTGGATAAAGATTTAATTCCGCAACTCCATTGCTGTTGCGACCCGTGAAATGATAGGTATCTGGATCTCCAGTACGATCATCGGACAGCAAGCCTGGGTCTTGGCTAATGATTGTGGCTAGATCAATCGGGTCAACCTCTGCATCGTTATAGGCTACTGACAGAGGAGTTTCTACATTGCTTCCAAGCGTAATTAAACGAGTTGTTCCAACTGAATATGTAGAATTTGTGACAGTCTCACGCCAAGGGGCAAAGTCCCATACGCGCCGATAGGCTAGGCTCGCTGCCTTCTGCAAAAAGGTAAGCGTATCCGAGTCGGTCTTTCCAACCTTCTCGCCTGCATATTGGGCGATTTCAGTTAGGGTCATTGATTACTCTTGGTCTGGAGGAAGCGGAGTGTTACCTTCTGAAAGCCATTTAAGATAGGCTTGGTAGTCGATGTTTTCCATGTCAAATGGAATGAATGCATTATCTTTAACTCTGATAATAATAGTATTTATTGTTCCGTCTAATTTTTTAGTTTGCTTATACATATTTATAGCTCTATTGCGGCAGTCCAAGTTTGTTCATATTGGTATGGAGAACTAGCACTAGCAATTCGATATAATGAAACAGAATCTACTGCTATTGTCTGATTTGTTGTAGAAGCACCAACATTTGATGTGATTGTATTTGTATATGCAATTGTCGGTGCTGCTCTTTTTTCTGATTTAAAATATAAAGATCCACCAACACCAGCACCAGCAGTTGCATATCCAGCGGAATGAAATGTTCCCTTTTCGTAATACCTCTGGCACAATGCCAACTCCGCACCGATTGGCATGCGCTCAAAGTCGGTTGCGGTTGATCCTGCTTCGAGTTGGACATTGTAAATCGTCCAAGTTCCGCTGGTTTGTGCGCCAACTGTGAATACGATTTCTATTCCAGTAGTAGCTGCTGATGGAACTGAGATTTGCGCGCTGTAAGATGTAAGAGTTGATGTAACTGTAAATGTTCCAGTTGCAATCTGTGTGCGGGTTGGGCTTGCTAGTGTGCCAAACGCATCGGAAGTTGTTGCGTAAAACGCAGTCCAGGTAACTGTGGTCAGCAAGCTATTGGCAAGCTGGACAGATAGTGTGGCCGTTGAGCCAGCTAAGTCAGTTGTATTAGTAGCCTCAAGTCTAGTTCCAAATCCAATCGCCGTAACAGATGCCGCGCCAGTAAACCTATAAACAAACTCGTTTGGAGCAGTTCCAGCTACGCGCTGACCAGTTACATTAGCACCAGTGCAATAACCATAGAAACGATCTATTGAGTAAGCCAAGGCAGCAGCGGCTGTAAATGTCTGACTCGCCCCAGCATTCCTCTGATCAATCCGCATATCACCATTGATGATGCGGTTGCGGAAGCCAGTTAATCCGCTTGTAATCGCAGCCGTTCCAGTGCTTGTAACTTGACCTTTTGCGTTGATTGCAAGAACAGGAACAGATGTTGCTCCACCATAAGTTCCAAGGGTAGCACCAGTAGTTCCAAGCGTCCCTGTTCCTTGGCTAATAGTGAAATCACCAGCAAGAGTTGTGGAGAGATTCCCAATCGTTCCAGTTGTGCTATTTAGCGTGGCAACTGTTCCAGACGTGAATATACCCGCTGTACCAGTTGTAGTTCCAGCGGTAAGCGTTGGGATCAGTGCTGTTGTAATTGTTCCATTCGTGATCGTAGCCGCAGTCGATGTCGTTGTTCCAGCGGTAAGGCTAGGGATTGTTCCAGTTGTAATAGTCGCGCTAGTGCTAACTGTGCGGTTTCCAGTGGCAGTTCCATAAGTCAGCGCACCAGTAAGATTAAAGCTTGTAAATGTTCCAGCAGTAAGTCCATCATCGAGAAGATTTTGAACTGTTACCTTCCGTGGAGCTAGGGAAGCATCAACGCTGTCTGGAGCAATTAGCAGAAGATCAGCCGTACCAATTGTTGTAATCTCCTGCTGATTCTTAATTATTGCAGAATTTACAAGTGCGGTGTCAATTAAGTTATGCAGGCCAGCCGCAGTAACCGTACCATTGGTTAAGAATGTCTGCTGACGATTGATTATGTTTGCCATATTAAGCTGTTGTCCTTAGTGCAAGCGCAGAAACTGTTCCAGCGGTTATTGTTGAGAGAGTTGTGGTTGAGTTATATAAATTATATCTTGCAACATCGTTTGATACTACTGAGAATGATGCTGTTGGATAGCCACCAGAAGTAGTAAGATTTGTTTGCCCAATTACAATATCTCCAGCAACAAGGCCAGACATTGCAAATGTTCCAGTTGAATTTGAATTTGCAGCAGTCATTGTACCAAGCGTTGCTGCCGTGACTGCTCCAGACCCAAAGCTGGCTTGGATTATGCTAGGACCAGTTGAACCAAGTCGAAGTGTTCCAGTGGTCGTTTTTCCACTAACAGCAAGCGTTCCAATAGTTGCTGTGCCAGTAGAGGCGGTAAAGCTAGTTCCAAAGGTCGCTGGGCCAGATGCGAAC